ATGCTTATTGCGTATAACGTGGTGAGGTATTTTGCTACAACTAGCACTTTAGTGTACTCCAGTGTCTGTTTTGGCGGACACTTTAGTTTACGAAACCAGCGTAGCGAGGTTTCGAGCAACGTAACTTTTGCTTTAATGAGTTAAAGCGCCCCGGAGGGCGCTGGGTTTAGGCAGTAGGTCTATAATTCTGTACAATTGAATCTTTATAATAGCTTCCAAATACAGGGAAAAAGTTATTTGTTCCAAATTCACCATTGCCTAGGGTATTTTTATCTCCAATAATTACAATGCTTTGATATTGTGCGAACACAGCTGCTCCTCCAGCACCTCCACTATTATTATTATAGGTGACATTGTTAATATAAGCTTTAGTATTTGAAAATAATAAGCATGTTGTATTATTGGCTGATACTGTTTGATTTAATGTCAGATTTTCTATTACTATTGTTCCACAATTATAAAAATTTAATATACTTTTTTGAGTGCCTGTTATAGTGCTATTATTAAAATTTATTATAACTCTACCATTTCCCTCGTTAAACAAATTACTTATATTGATGCTCGGAGTTGTTAGACTACCATTTGTTACATTTATAGTATATAGATGGTTTAATTGTTTAGGAATTGATTTAAGTGTTTTTTCTAGGTTATCTAGTGTAGTATTTAAAGTTAAATCTTTATAACTTTTTTGGTTTATAACATAATTTATAGCATTTGTACCATATTTGTAGTTACTTACAGTTTGAATGGCATTAGCTGGTGATATAGAATTGTCTAAAATTGTAACACATTCGAAACCATAACTATTGCCTGTTAATCCTAAATAATAATTAAAATTGGTTTCTGGTGTTTGTTCAAAATAAATACCGCTGACATTAAAATTAGTGCCATTTACAAATTCAATTGCATAATTTGGTGGTGTTGTAGAATTTCCGCATCTAAAAATTAACATTCCTTGCAAAGTAATTCCTCTGCTTGAAGGAACTAATACAGGTTTTAAAGTGTTTTCACAACCACAACCGAGAACATTTAATCCATGCCCAATAAAATGATAACCTACATTGTCGCAGTGATCGCAACCACAACCTATAAAATCTGAGTAATTTAATCCATTAATATAAAACCCGTATTGAGAACACACATTAGCATAACAGGAATAGAAAGATACAGATGTTGAATAAGCATTATAAGGTTCTACATTAAAACCAATAGGACTATTTTCTACAATACATTTGGTTAATGTGCTTATATATGACATTACACTTATAGCTGTGTTTTTGGCGTTTGTAACATAAAGATTATTAAACATAAAATATGGACTAAAATCTTGCGTTTTAATGATATAGTTTACTAAATTTTGTCCATTAATTACAAGACTGTCTAAGCTTATAAATCTGGTTTGAGTATTAAACAATATAAAATTATCTACTTCACCCGATGTTAGAGCGATTAATACAGCATTATCACTTTTAATATTACAATATGTATTTAAAAGAAGAATAGTTGAAGTATTATCAGGGTAGACAGTTTTAAAATAATAATTACCACTTTCAACGAATAATGTTATTTTATTATATGCGGATAAATCGCAACCTCGTTGAAAAGCGGGTCTTGAGTCGAATTCTTGTCCATTTCTTGCACCTAGTTGTTTTACACTGATTTCATTATCATATATTAATTCGGCATATAGAGTGTCGGATACTGATATTGTATCCATTTCATTAATAATAGTATTAGGTTCAATAGTTTTTATAATATATAATGCACCACCGCCGTCATTAATATTATAGAAACCGAGTGTTTTAACTCGATTTTTTTCAACGAACTTATTATTTTTTAAATTAGCGGCTGTATCAACCGTTAATTGTATATCAAGTTTTTGAGCGATTAAATTCTCAAGCGTACCATCATCTAGCCATTCTTCAAGCTTATTATCTACATACAATAAAAGTTGGCTATCAATCCATTCTATTAATTCTTTAAAGGCTTCAATAATAGTGTTTTGAGACGCAATTATTTCATTAATTTTTACTTTTATTTTACATAAAGTTTCATAATAACTTAAACTGTCATCATAGATTAAAGGTATAACAGTTTGGCACCAAAAGTTAAAAGGTGTAATTCCATTTCCTGGATTTGGTTTTTGATTCATTTTATACTCCTTAATATATATTCATAAATAAATCACTAAGCGCTTCAATAACCATCATGTCAATGTTAATAAAACTGCTTCTCAATTTATTAATCAAATCTACATAATCACTTCCACTAGCTTTACCAAAAACATGCTTTGCATATTCATCAAGATTTGTTAAGTTATTTGTGGTATTGATATTTGAAGTTGTTTTACCATTATCAATAGTGGCATCATCAGCCCATGTATTAGATTTAATATCGCCAATACTCAACATCCCTTGAGGTGTAGCACTATGCACATTTGTAGCATCTTCTGTACCTTCTCCGATTGTGGTGCCTGTACTATTTCCAGTCGTCTTTTTAGTATAGACTTCTTGATAATCAATCGTATAAAGTGGATTAAACTCAATTAATTCACTTTGATATAATTGATTATAGTAAGGCATAATTTCGTTCATGGTTCGATTCAAAAACCGATTAAATAAAGCAGCCGTCTCAAAACCAATTTCACGAAAGTAATAATGGTCGATGATCTTCTTATTAAGAGGGGTTCGATAAGCTTCATCAAAAATCGGGTAATCTTTTAAACCAAAGTCCCAACCGGATTCAACAAGCCATCTGATTTGCGTTGTATATTTACTCATCTAATGGTTCACCCTCCTCACCATATTCTACCTCATCATCAAAATTAATGTCAAGGTATTCCGCTAATTCTTTATCGGTTCTTAACCGCACGTCAACGTCCAGTCCCCATTTCTCGTTAATAAGTTCACATGCTTGCTTTCTTGTAGCCAAGCCTGTTTCAGTCATCATCGATACTTGCTCATTATTAGCGTTCACTTCATCGGTAATCATTCTTTCTTTTTTATCCATATTACTATTTTTGATACCGAAGAAAGTCATGGCTTCATTCCATATTTCGTGTTTATACTGAATAAGCTTATCCCCGACAAAAGGTGCGTCAGTTCTTAATACTGTGAACAATCCATCATCGAGTGTACTGTCACCAAAGATAAACGGTTGATTTCCATCATACTGTTCATAAAGGTTTTTCATTGTAAGACGCTGTTTTTCACTGGACTTAATGAGCACAGGTGTTTTCTGGGATTTAATGTTAACATCAAGTGTTCGTTCTACTTCAGCCAGTCTTAAAGCAAATAAGCTCACTGTCTCATCAGTAGGAATCTCGGCGTAATTGTTTCGAATGATTACACAATTATCCGCTTCATATTCTTCATGATAAGCAATACTATAAGCCATCCACCTTACAGGTAATTCATAAATGTTAAGTTCTCCAGCGGGTGTACATCTTAAGTTAAGAAAACCCAGTGTTTCATCTTCAACGAATATTGCCCGTCCATCAAAGTAAAGGACTTGTTCTAAAAAACGTTCGTCACAACTATCTGGAAGGTTGAGCCACTCGAACATGGTTGTAGCAATGAGACGAAGTCGTTTATAATAGTCTGCTAATGTTTGGATATTTAAACTATTCTTTTTAAATTGCGGGCTGAGTGTCGCATATAAACCAACAGGCAAGCCCATATTATTTTCAGTCAAATCAATTCTTTCTCCTTTCTAGCACCCGGTATCTGGTAGCGGTAAAGGCAAACAAGTACACGTATCGGCATTGACAGGCAGATAATTAGCTGGGTCCATTGCTTCACCATTTACACGAATTTCAAGATGAACATGCCCACCTTGAGTTTGGCCTGTAGTTCCAATATGCCCAATGACTTCCCCTTTTTGAACTTGTGTACCGACAGGCCAGCCGTCTGTTACAGGGCGATGAGCATACATAAATGACCAACCTTTATTTGTCATGACAGTAATGCTATTGCCCCAACCTCCATTCATGCCGGATTGTGTAACCGTTCCGGCTTCAATTGCCCATAAGTCCGTCCCGTTTGGCGCTTGTATATCCCAGCCAGCATGGAAAGCGTATAAACCTGTAACCGGATTTAAACGACAGCCAAAAAGGTTGGTTGGGTCACAACTATCAAGCTTATATTGAGGAAGTGGTAAAGGCCATCCATCTGTCTGACCGCCACCCCCACCGCCTTTAAGCGTTAATCCAAAAAGCATCCCAATTAATAAAGCCGGGCCAAAGTCTTTACTATTAAAAATATTAATCGAACTCACCTACCTTATTGGGGTCTGTCCAAAAAGTACAACCCTGATTCAGCATACGCTTGATGGTGATCAAAGCGTCTGTTGGGATATTCCCCACAATGTTGGCATCACTTGTTTTACAGAAACAATAGGTTCTTGTGGTTCCAACAAAGTTAGGGACTTTTGTGATGTTATAGGCATAACCATAGCGTTTAAAATAATCTGTTAGGATTCTGCCATGTTGATCATTGATTGTCCATAGTTCTACCCATACACCGTCTGATTGATCATTTAATTCAAAGTTACCATTGCTTGCTCCACCGCTTACAGTAGGCGGCTGGTCTCTTACATCTTGCTTTTTAGCATTTTGACTATTAATCTGTTGAAACACACTGACGGCGGTGCTGGCAATTCCGCCAACAGCGGCACCAACGGGGCCACCCATCGCGAAACCTATTCCTGCGGCACCTACTCCGCCAATGATACTATTAGCCACTGCCACGTCATTCTGGGTTTTAGAATTCATCAAGTAAGCACCATAACGGTCATTGAGAACCGGGACGGAGTTGTTCGTATTCGAGATAACACTCATATCTTTATGAACACCATAACCTTGATAGTTGTCACACCAGAATCTTACTGTAACAGGAGAACCAAACCCACTAACATAACTAATATGAGGACTTGATACATATTCAGGCTTAAATACTTGTTGGCTTCCCTTATGATTGGTAAGCTTAAAGAATGAATAAGGATAAGTATTTAATTTAGGGTCTGCAAATTGATTAGCTGTTATACCACTTGCGGCACTCCCTCCATTAAGTTCTGGAATTCCACCATATAAACGGTGGCAATGATATTCATCATCATAATAACTTTCAGTGCCATCAAAAGGTAGTCTAAATATTTCAATAATCGCATTGGCGAATCTTGCGGCACGTTCTGTAACCGTCTCTTTTACTTCATTATATTTAGATAATGCAGTAAACCAGCCAGCTCCAGTAGCGGCGGCCGGATTAAACGCAACCAATAAAGAGTTAAGCACTTGAGATACTTTACCTAAATCACTCGCCCAGTTATCGTCGCCTTCAACCGGATTGGTATAGGTTAAAGGATTATCAAGAATTTGTTTTTCTTCTGTCGTGGCGGGCATCGCTAAGACATTGCGAAAGTTATCATCAAACTGATAATAGTGTACAGCCTGTGGCGCTCTTCCCATAGCCGATGGTGGTGTTTTATCCCACCACTTAGACTTCATAATATCCATGACTGTTTCAGTCATACATACAACATAGTTCGCTCCAGCAGTATCCCAGAGGTGAGTCTGCTGTCTGAGTACATACTCATTACCAAAGTCCAGACCTTCTTCAACACTGATACTTTGAGTGACATCCCCATGCTCACGCTCGACAAAACATTCTTTGACTTGAGATTGCCATAAGAATGTATTCCAGTAGTCTGTTTCAATGACAAGCTCGGTTGAATTGTCTGACCGCCATCTTATATCGGTAATAAAGGCGAAGTGCCATCTTACCCCTGTAAAATTGGTGTTTTGATACATTACATAGTTGACATCATACCAGTTTTCAATATTGCCATTAACCCGTATAATATTCTGAGGTTTAATAAAGGAATAATCACTAACACTTCTCACCGTTGCTGAGCGAAAATAAGCAAGCTGTGCCGCTTGATCAGCAAATAACAATTCATTTTGGTAACTGTTATCTATCTTTACATAACAGAAGTTAATCACTCCTTGAGGAGTAAAAGCCATTTCAATCACTTCCTTTCTAAGAAGTTGCCCCGCCCATTAAATGGAACGGGGCTATATTTAAAAGGAGGACAAATTTAAGCTTGCGGTACAGTGACCGTGGCCGAACCAACTTTAGAAGGATCAAAGATGGAGGTTGCTTTGACGGTAAGACTTGTAGCTGTTTCACCTGAAGCAACCACTAATTTACCATTTGCGTCAACCGTTGTTCCAGCTACACCGCCTTCAACAGACCATGTTACACCCTGATTTGCACCGCCAACAGATACAACCTCAGCAGTAAATTGGGTATTCCCACCTTTGTTTACCGTTGCGGTTGCAGGGTCAACAGTAACCGAAGTAATAGAAGGTGTCGGCGCATTGGCCACAATTGCTACCGCATTGACAAATGGACTTAAGGAATATGTCTGGAATACGGTTAACCAGAAGTTCCAGTTCAACGTCTTAGCATTCCAGAAATCTGTCATTTCAAAGAGGTTATCAAAGATCATTGGCAGGTCTTTATCCATGACAATGGCCTGAATGTTCTCATTAGGGAACGAATCAACGGTAATAATATTTCCCATAAATTCCGCTTTTTCCATATTGAAAGCAACGGCTAAAACATCAAGGTCAATATAGTTCATAATATCTGCACGAATCAGAACGATAATATCTTCTGGATTGGTGAAGGTCACAATGGGTTCCCCAACCGCTCCCTGTAAATTGGAATAGTTATTATATTTCGTAGACGGGAATCCGAAAGAAGATACAAGGTTCTTAATCTGCCCGGTCAAGGCTCTTGCCGCTCCGTCAGTGGTAATATCAGCGGCGGCAGATGGCTGAATAACAATGGTATTATTATCAACCGCGCTCGAGAATGTTTCTTTCATTAAGGTAAATTCATCAATATAGTTACCATTATATAAAGAATTGGTAATAGATGAAATCATCTCGGCGTGGGCGTCCCATGAAACAAAGGCACCTCTTAAAAGAATCATGTCAATTGTAACGGGGTACTGATCTTCACGGTTACGCTGGTGGTAAGCCACTTTTGTATCCGGGTTGGTTCTTCTTAGAATACCTGGCATATCATTTGCGTCAAATGCTTGCGCTTTGGCTGGATTGGTATAGATCTCCTGAACCATGGTACCCAGTCTGAAGTTGCCTTTCTTGAGGGGTGCTAGTGGGTTCCTATAAATCTTATTACGCACCCATGTAAAGGCAATCCGGTTAATTAAGATATTTAAATATTCGTTGGCGAACTCTTTAACGGTAAGAATTGGGTTCCCAACATCAATAATATTGGCACGTGTTGCAAGAGGAACAGCGTTCTGAAAATCTTCAGAGGCTTGCGCTCTTACAACGTTAAAGGTTTCAACTGTTTTATCTACTCTATCTGCTGACATTAAAATAAATTTCCTTTCTCATCAAATAATGAATCAAGATCATATGTTTCACCCTCTTTAGCAGGTTCTGCATAATCTTCATCTTTAGGCATTCCAATACGTTTTAAAAGCTCACCATTGCGTTCTCTTACTTTAGAAGTAAGACGGCGCTGATCATCAAGTTCAGCACTGTATCGGTCACGTTCAGCAATGGCTTCATCACGTTCACGGTAAAGGCGGTCACGCTCTTCTTTTAATTCGTCAATATCGACAGTAGCGTCTACCCGTTCCTCACCGTATTTCTGGTAAGCCTCCCAAAATTCTTCTCGACCACGTTCAGATTCGTCATCGTCTTTTGCCATACGAACACGGTCTAACATGGTATCAAATTCTTCTCTTGTCAAATTTAATCTCCTTTCTATACTTGTACATGTGTATATCCATTCCCGGCATAGGAACCAATATCAAATCCAACATCTAAAGCCATGGTATGAACTTCATCAGGACTGTAACCCGGAATAACAACATCGGAAGCACGCCCTATGCGATGATTAGAATATGGAACGGAACCCGGCAAACTATCGTTAAAAGTCTGACACCGAACCCCGCTAGTAATGGTAATGGGTGCGTCCGCACGAACCCTCATGGCTTCTAGTTTTTCTAAAAGCTCACGGGCTGGAAGTGTCGGCCAGTGTAAGCACCACTCATCATGGTGAGGATACTCCTCATCGCCGGGACATAAGCCGCACCCAAACTCTTTAGAGTTAAAATGGGTGGAAAGGTCAAGCCCATTGTCTAAAATAGAGATTGCTTGCGCCTGACACTGATCGCCCCAAATACCGGAATCGACAACCATATTATGATCAGCTTCAAATTTTTGAATCGCCCGGCGGGCTGGGGTATCTGCGTCATAAGCGCCTAATGGGGTATTAATATCCTCGCCCTCAAGATCATAGCCCGCATAATAAAGAAACACTTTAATATCATTATCTTCCCATAGTTGCATTTTTATTCACCTCCTTTCTTACAATCATCTGCCACGCTGTCAAGCTTTTCAACCACTTTAATAAGAGTTGTCTGGACATCGGTCATGGCTTTCGTAAATTCTTTCATAGTGGTATTGTTGAAATACATAAAGTAAGCGACACACGCAACGGCGACACCGTTGTTAACCAGAATATTTACTAAGTCTTGCACACACTCATACTCCTTACCTCGTTTCTTTTAATTATATCATGAAACCTTAAGAATGTAAATTTTATGCAGATTTTTGAGTTAAAAGGCTTGACAAAGTTCAAATAAAGGGTTATAATAAGTACATAAAATTAAATAATAAATAATAAAGATGAGGTTAACAAAATGAATGAAGAATATTTAAACGGATTACAGGATGCATCAATTGATGTTTTGCTAATGGGTAGTGTATTTGCAGAAGGGGTAATTAAAAAATTGAAAGAATCATCTTATAGCGATGGGTATTTAAAAGGTTACAATTTAATGTTAGAACGCGGGAAAATATTATAGCCCTCTGAAGAGTCTTTGAAAATTAAGACGAAACACCCGGGCAGAAGTTTTGTTCCTGAAGCAAGCTTCAGACAAAACATGCGGACGATTGACGCTCAGAATCAAAGATTCTGGTCAATCAGCCAGGGTGTCAGGGTATGAAAAATTTAAAGAAATTAAATCGGTTTGTAGACGTAATGATTAAGGTTATTACATACCCGTAACCGTGAAAAGACTGCAAATTAAGTAAAAGAAAGAGAGGTCACCTAACGTATTACATGCAGTCTTTTCTAAACTTTGTATATTAAGGAGAACAAATAATGGCTAAGAATATTACAAGAACATTAAAAACGACTGAAATTATGGCAAAGAAAATTAAATATGACAATGGTGAACTTTTGGAAATGGAAATGCCAATGCAGTATGCAGTAGGTCATTTGGACATGGAAAAAGCTTTAAAGCACTTAAACAAAGCTATTCATTTAGAAGTTGGTGAAGCGTTTATGATTACAGGCATTGAACATCAGGAAGATACTTACAGTGTCCCCGTTGATGATTTCATTGCAATGTCAAATATTATTAAAGTAAGAGAAGCACAGGAGGCTGAATAAATATGAATGGTGTAGAAGTAATTAAAACAAGTTTAGTTGATGATGGTTCAAGAGAATCAAAGGCATTAATCTACAATGCCACCATGGGAAATAATCAAAGTTTAAAAGATTTAGTCGGTGAAACTTTAGCTGTTACAGAATTCTGCTTATTTAATAAGGAAATTAAAGACGCTGATACAGGCGAAATTATTCCCGCTGAAATTATCACACTGATTACAGATCAGGGCGCAATTACTACCAATAGTAAGACTGTGATTAAAAGTTTTGAAAATATTTGTTCTGTCTTTGGTGAACCATCATGGAAAGATGACCCGCTCCCGATTAAAATTATCAGTGGTAAAACAAAAGAAAACAGAACTTACATGGATATTATGCCAGCGGTTTAGGTTGATTGACCAGAATCTTTGATTCTGAGCGTCAATCGTCTGCAACAGCCGTCCAAAACTTGTTTTGGTTAACGGCGAACTGCTATAATCATCAAGATTACGCCCGGTTTATCCGGGCTATATCTATATAGAAAGGAGTTGAATTAACATAAGCAATGCAAATTTAACGCGCAATGGCGTTTGTTATAATTTGGAAAAAAGCCCTTACAAAGCTGAGAGCACTCAACTGGTATTTCATTTTTCAAGTATGTATTATAAAAAGAAGTTTCTTGAAGAAGCCGTTCCTAAAATGCGGTTTATTCATAAGAGTTTAAGTTCACGTTTTAACTTTGATATTTACATGCATGAACTTTCTGTTCTTATTGTATACAGGAAAATCGAAAAGAGGGGCTTTTATGTTATTATTAAAGAAACAGGAGAGGTGTTAACATGCCCCGAACAAGTAAAATTAAGTGGAGACAAAGTGATCAAGCAAAACTTGCAAAGACCATAAAAAATTTCAATTCAAGACGCAATAGTCTTTTAAAATCACACCCAGAACTTTTTGACTTAACACCCGAAAGACAAGTGATGAAAGATATTTTGCCTGTCATTAAAGAGGGTACGAGAAATGACTTTAACAAGTTTATTAAATCCCTTGATCGTTTTAGGGGTGAAGCCATTAAGGAAGTTGTTGAATTTGAAAGTGGTCTTAAGCTCACAAAGTATCAAATACAAGAGAATCGGTATAAACTCAATGCGATTAACGCCAATAGAAAAAATGAATTAAAAAAGATATTAGAAAATAATCCCCGCATGGTAAATGAAGATTTGTCCACGCAAGGTGGGATTGATATTGATCAATACTTGCCAAAGAAAGTAAATTATGACCGAATTAAGCCTGGGAAAGAATACGAAAAAATGGTTGAAAGTTTAAAGAAGCAATCAACTGAACGTTATAGTGTTGAGAAATCATTGAGGTATAAAGAAGCTTATCTAAGTTCAATTCTAAATCACCTAACCGGGCCAAATGGGGAAATGAGTGGGCAAGTAAATGCCTTATTTAATTTTGTTGCAGAACTCCCGGAGGACTTTGTTATGTTCAATTACTTCGATGACCCGATACTCAATATCCAATTTACCAGTGATCCTCTCCCGGCTGATACCATTGCGTCAAATGCTTTAAGCCGTTGGGAAGAAGCCTATGCGGTTTACAGCGGACTTTGAGACAACCACTGACCCTGAAGATTGCCGTGTCTGGGCTTATGGCATTTGTTCAATTGATGAACCAGACGATATTTTTCTTTATGGTAATAACTTAGATGATTTTATGCTTTTTTGTCAAGACACTGATAATTATACTTTGTACTTTCATAACTTAAAGTTTGATGGTGAGTTTATTTTATCATGGTTGTTTAATCATGGGTATCGACATATTATTGACAAGGAAGATAAAGCCCCTCATACATTTGAAACGTTAATAAGCGATAGTGGTTTATTCTATTCCATGACCATTTACTTTGATTATCAACATAATGGGAAGATTGTAAATAAAGTAACCATTTATGATTCACTAAAGATATTGCCTTTTTCTGTTGATAAAATTGCCAAAGGTTGGGGGATACCTGAACAAAAACTTGAAATTGATTATAAAGAATATCGTGAAGTTGGCCACGAGTTAACCCCTGAAGAAGTCGCTTATTTGAAGAACGATGTAGTCATTGTAGCTAAAGCTTTAAAGATGTTATTTGAACATAATCTTGACAGAATGACGCAAGGTTCTAATGCTTTATATCATTATAAAAATACAGTTGGAAAATCAAAATTTGAAAAGTGGTTTCCTATTCCTGATTATGACAGGCAAGTAAGAAAAAGTTACCGCGGGGGTTTTACTTATTTAAAACCAGAATACGCTGACGTTGATATCGGTAAAACCATTGTACTTGATGTAAATAGTTTATATCCGTCAGTAATGTACTTTAATAAAATGCCGTATGGTGAGGGAGTGTTCTTTAATGGGAAATATCGTAATGACAGTGTATATGATCTGTATGTACAGAAAATAAGATGCCAATTTGAGTTAAAAAAAGACCATATCCCCACAATTCAATTAAAGAATAACAGTGCTTTTATGCCAAATGAATATCTAACAGATAGTGCGGGTGAAGATATTGTTATGACTTTAACAAGTGCAGATTTAGCTTTATTTCTTGATCACTATGATGTTTATAACATTGAGTGGATGGACGGTTGGAAATTTAAGAGCACAATCGGGTTATTTAAGGATTATATTGACTACTGGATTAAAATTAAAATAGAAAGCACAATAAACAAAAATAAACCAATGCGGCAATTGGCTAAGTTAATGCTTAATGCATTATATGGTAAATTTGCTTTAAACCCCAATGTTAGGAGCAAGTATCCATACATGGACGAGGAAGGAGTGATCAAATATCGTCTCGGACAAGAAGAACAAAGAAACCCTATTTATATACCCGTTGGAAGCTTCATCACCGCATGGGCAAGAAATAAAACAATTCGCAGCGCCCAAAGTGTTTTTGACCGATTCATTTACGCTGATACTGACAGCTTGCACTTACTGGGAACTGAATTGCCAGATAATCTTGAAATATCGGATACTGAACTTGGGGCATGGGCTCATGAAGATACGTTTAGCAAATCAAGATACCTCCGGCAAAAGACTTACATTGAAGCGAAAAGGGTCGAGAAGAAAAGTGATAATGGAATCTATGACAGAATTAATGGTGAAATGTACGAACTTAGTGTGACTTGCGCAGGTATGCCCGCTGGGTGTTATCCTTATGTGACATGGGATAACTTTCACCCGGGTGAGCGGTATGGTGGTAAGTTGCAACAAAAACATGTGAAGGGCGGTATTTATTTTAAGGATATTGACTTTACGATAAAGAGGTAATTATGAAAGAAGATGAAAAAATTTTCATGCTATGGATGTTATATGAGGAGTATAAAAACCCGGTCATAAAAACATTTAATTTTCCTTTTTCAATTCATAGAAAAAGAAATTGGTATTTGCTGGATAAGTGGTCTTCTAAGGATTATATTGAATATGGAACTTCAATCAACAATGTTTGGTTGACTGATAAAGGCAGAAAATTTTTTAAAGAAACTATTGAAAAAGATTATTGGTTGTGGTAAAATTACAGATAGGAAAGACGTAAAGTTTCATGCTTACTCTCATATGCGGATAGTCACACCTGAAGAGGGTGCCGTAATATGATACAGTGTTGACCTCATCTGTTTAAGCAAGCTTTATTGTTCTTTCCTTTTTAATTGAGGTGAAAAAATAATGGAAATATTAATTTGGTATTTAATAAGTTGTGCAATAGTGGTATTGCCTATTATTGCATATGGGAGTGATGAATAAATGGCGTGGTTTAATGGTGATTTTTTATACACTCATAACGCGCTTATTAATATGGTGATCGGGCCTCGCGGTCATGGCAAAACATACTGGAGTAAGTGTCGGGCAATACGCAACTTCATTAAAAAGGGTGAGGAGTTTATTTACCTTAGAAGAAGGGTAACGGAAATTGACAAGGTTAAAAGCCAGTTATTGGATGATGTGATAAGAAATGATGAATTCCCAGATCATGAAATTAGCTATACAAGAAGCGGTCAATATATGGTTGATGGTGAAATTGCGGGTTATCCCATTTGTTTAGGAAATCAGAACTATTTAAAAAGTATCAGTTTTGCCAATGTTACGATGCTAATTTTTGATGAATTTATTGTGGACGAAAGTAATCAGGAACGGTATTTGAAGAATGAAGTAAACAGGCTGTTGAATCTTTATGATACGGTTGACCGTTATGAGGGAAGGGTTAAGATGTTTTTACTGGCCAATAGTTTGAGTTATGTTAATCCTTATACCGCTTTTTGGAAACTTAGAAAACCGGAGCCGGGTGGGATTAGTAAGACGGCCGATAAGAATGTTTTGATTCATTTGGATTATGACTATGAATTTCTTGAGAAACAAAGAGCAACTAAGTTTGGAAGTTTGATTGATGGTACTAAATATGGTGATTACTCTCTTTATAATGAGTTTGTAAATGACAGTTTTGAATTCATTGAAAAGAAGTCAGGAAGCTGCAATTACTATTTTGGAATGAAGTATCTTGATAAGGTTTATGGTGTTTGGGCTAATTATGCAACAGGCATTATTTATGTGAGTGAAGATGTTCAGCCTACGAGTAATTTAATTTACAGTATTACGATGGACGATCACACGCCAAATACTTTGCTGATTAGCCGTAATAAGACGGTTGGGTTCTTTAAGGTCTTTATTGATAGTTTCTTACAAGGACATATGAGGTTTGAAAGCATGGAAATTAAAAATGCTTGCTATGAGATTATTAGTATATTGAAAGGTTATTGAGATGGGTAAATATAAAGAAAATTATGAATTTAATTGTCAAGAATTAAATAGAGTAACCATGGAGCTTGTAGAAGCCAAATGTGAACTTGATGTGTTTAAAGAAGAAAATCTAAAATTGAAAAAAGAACTGGAATATAAAAATTCAAAAATTGGTAGATTAGAATCTATAATTAACATCTATAAAGGTTCTCTTAAAATAGCAATTGAAAGTATCAGAGGTAAGTAATAATGTTTATTAGTGGTATTATTTTTGGAATAGGATTGGTTTATATGTGTTGGCTGTTTAAGGAGGCTTTAAAGTGATATGGTCTTTTATTACAGGTTTATGCGTTGGTGCTTTTATAACGCTCGGTTGTTTAAGTTGGTTAATTGAAAGGTGGACAAAATGAATAGAGAAGCTAATAAGAAAATTGAAGCTGTAAATCGTAACATGCACTTCATGAATGTAACAAAGAATGTATATGAACTTGAGAAATTGCATAACCGTTCTGTTAATCATTTGTTCGATTTGGCTTCTATGAATGTTTATCAGGAAGATGAAATGGAAAAATTTCATAATGAATTGCATGAATGTTATAGAAAGAATTTGAGGAGGTTGTAAGATGATTGCTCAAGATGTTCTTAATATATTAAATTGTTTAAATGAACTAATTGATTTACGTGAATATAAAATTATAACGACTGGTGCTTGTGTAGAAGGAAATAGCGGTTTTTATGTAAACACATCTAATAAGATTATAGTGTTCATCGCTTTTGAGGAGGAATGAAATGGCTATTTTTGGAAATCCATATGATGGAAATTTAAAAAATTTGAATTTTTATGATCAGTTTTTACAGGCTATGCGAATTGATTTAGCTGGAGAGTTAGAAGCCCAATTTTTGTATCAGGCTCACTTGATGATTCTTGATCCGGATAGTTATCAGTATAAAGTACTTGATGATATTCTGAGAGAAGAAAAGGTTCATGCCGAAGAAATACAGTATATTATCGCGCGTATGCAAGACGAAGGTGTAGCTATTAGAAGAGAGGCTGTTCAGGAGGTTAAGGACTTTATTGAGGGTAAGGAACCGGAAAGGAAAATTGGTTGATGAAAGTTCAGGATTTGAAAAAAGCGGTTAATGAATGGCCGGACGCTTGCAATACTTGGCCTGTGATTTGTTTAGGTGAGACAATTGATAAAGTTGTAATTAATATGAAGGAAGAAGTGGTTTATTTATGTGAAATGCAAAGTAAACCCAGGAAGAAAACGAGGTATCGATTTGACTAATACGATGTATGATAATTGGGCGTTATTTGTTAAGTTGGAAATAAATCGGATGATGAAGTGTATTTGCATGTATGAAAGATGGACACCATCAAATGAATATTTGTATACTTTTAACATAACATTTACTGAATTGAATTTAGAAATTGATCTAAGAATTAATTTTACTGAATATAAAAGTGTTCATGATGTTATTACTTCTATTATTCGAGAGGTGAAAAATAAGTGTAATGAAAAGATAATGTCCTAGGAGAATGATATGTATAAACTTTACTTAGTTGAAAATACAGACCCTATTGGGTGGGGTGATTTTGTTAAAATGGTTATTAAAGCAGAAACGTTAAATTTAGCTTATAAGAAAACAAACGATTGTTTATTAAAATATTACCCAGACATGAATATTAAAATAACTGAACTAACACAAAATTACATTAAAAATTCTGATACTATTATTTGTGATCATTGGAACCCAGAATAGAGCCATGTCCTAAACCCAGCGCCCTCCGGGGCGCTTTAACTCATTAAAGCAA